GAACTATTCTCCCGCGACCCTCTGTCCTATTCCGAGCAAGACCTCGTCACAATCGTGACCGAGATGCGCAAGTCCCGGCACGCCTTCAACCTCGGCAACGTCAAGGCGGGCTCGACCAAGCCCAAGACCGAGAAGCAGAAGAAGCTCGAAGAACTTGCCAACGGCCTGGAGATCGACCTGTGAGCGCGCCCAGCCCCTTCGACGCTTCCGGCGCTCAATTCGCTTGGGACTCCACCTCCATCAAGCTCGCCGAAACCTGCCTCTACAAGTACAAGCTAAAGATGCTCGACGGATGGCAGCCCGACAACAAAAGCGTGCATCTAATCTTCGGCGGTCTGTACGCCTCCGCGCTCGAGAACTTCTACAAGGCAGTGGCCGAGGGCATCGACCGCGAGCAGGCAATCCGCGACGTAGTGCATGAGGCCCTGATCGCGACGTGGGAGCATGAGACTGACGAGGCCGGCGACCCAATTCCCGAGACCGGCAGTCCGTGGAAGTCCAACCACAACCTCAAGACGCGCGGCAACCTGATCCGCTCGATCGTCTGGTACTTCGAGCAGTTCCGCGACGATCCGTGCGAAACCGTCCACCTCTCTACCGGCGCGCCCGCGGTTGAGCATTCCTTCAAGCTCCCGGTCGATGACGGCATCGTCCTCGCCGGCCACCTCGATCGCCTTGTCACCTATTCCGGCTCCCTATATGTGCAGGACCAGAAGACCTCCGGCTCCACCATCACCGGCCGGTTCTTCGAGGGCTTCAATCCCGATACGCAGATGTCACTCTACACCTGGGCGGGCAAGGCCATCTTCCATATGCCTGTCAAGGGCGTGATGATCGACGCGGCCCAGATTGCAGTTGGCTTCACCCGGTATGAGCGCGGCTTCACCTTCCGCTCCGACGACCAGCTCGACGAATGGTATGAGGGCGCGATGCACACAATCGGCCGCGCCCGCGCTGCGGTCCATGAGGACTATTTCCCGATGAACCCGTCCAGCTGCAGCAACTATGGCGGCTGCGAATTCCGCCACATCTGCGCCCGCAGTCCGTCCGTCCGCGAGCAATTCCTCAAGGGCGAATTCACCCGCGGGGACATCTGGAACCCCCTGAGGTCACGATGAGCGATAGCCCGCATCAGTCCATCCTTGACGGCGCCCTCGTCCACCTCTGTCTATACCTCGCCGACGGGGAATGTCACACTGACTTCTATCCCGAAGGCGCCGGCCCGGACACTGTCGAGGCCCTCGCCGAAGCTGCGGGTGAAGCCGCCTACAGCGCCGTTATCCACTTCTACAAGGAGCTAGCCGATGGCCACTCTCGATCAACATCAGTCCAGTAAGTATACGAAGTTTCTTTACGTCGGTGACAGCGGCACCGGCAAGACCGGCTCTTTTGTCAGCTTGCTCAAGGCCGGCTATTCCTTCCGTATCCTCGACATGGACGATGGCCTATCTTCCCTCGTAGGATATGCCCGCGAGGCCGGCTGCGACCTGTCCAAAGTCGAGTACGAAACCATCCGTGATGAGTACAAAGCCTCGAAAGTCGGCCCGATCATCAAGGGACAGCCCCGTGCATTCGTCCAAGCCCTCGAAGTCCTCACCGCGTGGTCCGAGATCGACGATCCGAACTGCTTCCTCATCATGGACACGCTCACCTCATTCTCCAAGGCCGCGTTCGAATGGGCCAAGGGCATGAACCCGATGGCGAAAGACCCTCGCCAGTGGTATGGTACTGCGCAGAAGGGCGTCGAGGACACCATCGCCCTGCTGTCCGGCCCCCAGGTCAAGATGAACGTCATCATCACCTCGCACCTCAATTACAAGGAGGTAGTCGAGGGCCAGCACAAAGGCTACGTCGCCGCAGTTGGCACGGCCCTTGGCCCGCACATTCCGAAGTATTTCGATACGATGATCCTCGCGGAATCTATCGGATCGGGAGCTAACGTCAAGAGGAAGATCAAAACTTTTCCGACCGGCGTTATAGACCTGAAGGCACCCGCGCCTTCAATCGCAGCGGACTATCCGCTTTCAACCGGCCTCGCAGAAATCGTGGCCAAACTCAAGGAGCAGTAAACATGGTATCATTCCTCGACATCGCCAACAAGAAGGTCGAAGAGATCGAGCGTCCGGCCCTTCCCCCGGTCGGCACCTATCGCTGGTCGATCACGAAGCTGCCCGAGACTTCCAAGTCGCAGGACGGCAAGTGGGAATTCCTGCGCATTCCGTGCCGGGCACTCGAGGCCCTCGACAACGTCGACATGGACGACTACAAGGGCGACGTGAGCGGCATCGTGATGTCCGTCTCCTTCGTCTTCAACACCGAAGATGAGGCCGAGTTCGAGAAGACCCTGTACCGCACGCGGCAGTTCTTCGAGAAGCATGTCGGCTGCGTCGAGGCCGATGCGACGATCGCGCAGATGATTAACGCTTCGGTCAACGGCCAGTTCCTCGGCGACATCGCGTGGCGCGAGGATAAGCGCGACAAGTCCGGCGAAACCATGCAGGCCGACATCGGTCGCACGGCGCCTGTGGCATAACAGAAACGTAATGTAACCTCTGCCGGGCGGCCCCCACACCTCATCCCCCGCCCGGCAACTTTTTGGAGTCTCCCTCATGTACCTTCTATGGTCCGGCAAGATGCAGGGCTGGCTATCGACCGCCGGCAATTACGTTTCCGACATGGAGCAAGCACTCCGCACCGATCGCGAAACGGCCCTCGGCTACTGCCGCAAGCACAAGTCACAGGCCGGTTACCAGCTTCTGCCCGTGGCCCTCGCTGATCTGGAGGCCGTATGACCTCCGGCACCTTCACCTCCTACCCCATCGCTGCAATTATCATTGATCGCGCCAACCGCCAGCGCCGCGAACTCCGCAACATCGAGGAACTTGCAGCCTCCATCGCAGCTCGCGGCCTGATCAACCCCGTCACCATCACGCGCGAAGGCGTGCTGATCGCAGGCGAGCGCCGCTACACTGCGTGCCGCTCCCTTGGCATGACCGATATCCCGGCCCAGTTCGTCGACGATCTTTCCGAGTACGAACTCCAGTGTATTGAGCTGGAAGAAAATCTCAAGCGCGAGAACCTCACATGGCAGGAAGAGGCCGCGGCCATCGCGCGCCTGCACGAACTCCGCACCGCCAACGAGCCGGGCTGGACCGCGGAACAAACCGCCGATGAGGTCGGCCTGTCTTCCCGTCACGTCAACCGTAACCTCGCGGTTGCAAAGGAAATGCAGACCAATGAAAAAGTCGCCGCCGCCGACAAGCTCTCCGCCGCCGTCAACCTCGTCGAGCGATCCACTTCCCGGCGCAAGGCTAACGCCACCGCCAGCATTGCAGCCGCTTTTGAAGTGCCGACTGGCGAGCCTGGGAGTGAAGGAACCGACGATAGCGGAGTACCGGAAGAAGTTCGGAAATCTGTCCCCCTCATAAACACCTCCTTCCATGATTGGCAGCCCGACTATGCCGGCCCTCGCTTTAACCTTATACACTGTGACTTTCCTTACGGTATCAATGTCGCTGACAGTCCTCGGCAGAACGCAGCTTTGGCCGATCACTACGACGACAGCCCGGACGTTTATTGGCAGCTACTTGCTCGGCTTCGCGATGCTATGGATAATGTTGTTGCCGAGTCCGCCCACCTGATCTTCTGGTTCTCGATGGATTTCTATCCCGAGACCCTGGCCCTGCTCCGCGACATGGGCTGGACCGTCAACCCCTTCCCCCTGATCTGGCACAAAAGCGACAACGCCGGCATCGCGCCCGATCCCCAACGCTGGCCAAGGAGGACATATGAAACAGCGCTTGTTGCTTCTCGTGGTGACCGTAAGCTCACTAGCGTGGGTCCTCGCAGCAATAGCTTCGCCTTTCCTGGTAATCGCGATGGCGCTATCCATATTAGTGAAAAGCCCGAACCCGTCCTCCGCCATTTCCTATCCATGTTCTGCGACGAGTACTCCATCGTCCTCGACCCCACCGCCGGCAGCGGCAATGCCGTGAAGGTGGCGGAAGGCCTCGGGGCGATGAGCGTCTTGGGATTGGAGTTGAGTGAGGAGTTTTACGAGGTCGCTGTTGCTAATTGGGAGACGCAAGATGGACTGTCCTAGCTGTGGGGTACAACCAGGAATGTTGCACCAAAGCTGGTGTCAGGAACTTCAAAAGCGACTGAAAATTCCCGATCCCGTCAACCACCCCCCTCACTACACCTCTCACCCCAGCGGCATCGAGTGCATCCAGATCACCGAGCACATGGGGTTCAACCTTGGCAACGCCCTCAAGTACATCTGGCGGGCCGACCTCAAGCATGATGCGCTCGAGGACCTGAAGAAGGCGCGCTGGTATCTGGACCGGGAAATCGCCAAGCGCGAGCCCAATTGACACCCATCCGACCTTGTGCTACCATTGACCTTTCGGAGTTCTCATGAACATCTTCCTTTGTGGCGAGGCCTATGGCGAAAAAGAGGACGAGGCCAAACGGCCCTTTGTCGGCGCATCGGGCTGGCTTCTCAACCAGCTCCTCGCCCACGCCGGCATATCCCGCCAGGACTGCTACACGACCAACGTGTTCAACCTCCGTCCGCGTCCGTCGAACGACATCAAGAACCTGTGCGGCGGGAAGGCCGATGCCCTGCCAGGTTATCCCGAGATCGCCAAGGGCAAGTATATCCGCAAGGAATACGGCCCCGAACTGGAGCGCCTCTATGAAGAAGTCCGCACTGTCCAACCGAACCTCATCGTCGCGCTCGGTGCTACTGCTGCGTGGGCCTTCATGCATTCTCGCGGCATCAAGACCGTTCGTGGGGCCGTGGCCCGCACAGCTCCCGGTGTTACATCGCGTCTGGGCCGAGAGTATAAGGTCTTGCC